AAACCACTCCGATGTAGTATAATTATCACTGTCACAGTCACCATTTAGTTCAAACTCCAAATCACAATATGTTTTCTTATTTGTGCGAATTATCCCATTTGTCATTCTGCATTCTGGTAACTGTATAAATACATTATCATTATCTACAAGTAATCTTGATATATGAGATCCCCCTTGAATCGGTGTCAATTCTCCAAGAGAGATTTGTTCCACTGCCGATTTAATATCGGTATTTTTATTAATAATGAATTTCATATGAGTCGAATATATCGGGTTTATACCCTACAACATTATAATATCTATAAGTCGTTATTTTACAAATAACGACCCATTATTTATACGAATGGTCCAAACGAATGGTTCAAACGAATGAATCAAACGAATGAATCAAACGAATGAATCAAACGAATGGTTCAAACGAATGGTTCAAACGAATGGTTCAAGTGTTTAGAATAAATACTAGTATAAATATAAACAAAGGAAATGTCCAATGTAATTCCAATAACAGAATATGATGCAGAAAATCCAATCCAAATCGATATACATGATAACGTATGCACCATATGTTTCGATGAAATTGGTTTTGTATCATATGATTTTTTAAAAAAAAACCCAAATCCATATGGATGTGGGAATAATAATTGTACAGCAATGTTTTGTGATAATTGTATTACTCATTTATCGGAACGGTATATACACACACATCAGTGTTGTGCTTGTACCGAACCTCCATTAGATAAATATCTTTCTAGATTAGACACACATGATGTTGTAATAATTTTATACTCAGGCGAATATTTCATGATGGTGCGGAAATTCAGTAATATCCAATCACCACTATATATGAATTCCAAATGTCACGATATAATATCGTTTTGGAAATCGCCTGCACTGAAACAACTAGACGACATACCAAATCTTCAGAAGTCTTTCTGTCGCGCAGTTAAATTATTACCCCAAAATAGCACTGATATACTTCGCTCGCAATTACAACAAATTATTGTTAAAAACGAACACCTTATTGAGTGGATTCATTCGGATGATAATACGCGATGGGGTGTTATCCGTCAAATATTAGACCGATACAACACAACGAATTATAAAATCATAGGAATTATTGCACAGATTTGTGTATATGGTTTTATATTTATGATGTGGCTTTATTTGTGTGGTGGATACAACGATGATACCAATATAATGAAAATTCTAGTTGTTAGTTCAATATTTTTTTCTTGTTTTTCATATTTTATGTTATTAACACAGATATTCTATATTGACATTGATATCATTCCCATAAATTACATTGTAGTAAGAGTTTCGATTGTCACCATAGTGAACGCGATTATAATCACAATAAATATACTGGGACTAATTGAATTTATAATTTTTCCTACATATGTTTATTATATGTTTAATATTCTGGTATACCAATTAATGTCTGGATTTATGATGACGCTGTGCTATGATTAATTCGATCGATTGATATTTTATTTCTCAATATAAAATATCCTTATACAATAAACCTTTATACGCAGAGTAGTAAAATGTCCACAAATCACAATCCAAATACACAAATACCTCCCGCCCAAGGTGGGTTTCAATTAAATGTTCAAAATATGTTGTCATTTGTATCTACGTTGGCACCCGTAATACTATCATTTTTTATGATTATGATTTCAGTTTTTAATCAAAATGTTAAAGGGTTGGTGTATTTGGCTGGAGCATTACTCGCAGTGGTTATTAATCTTATGTTAATGCGACTCCCTATAGGGAGTAATACAGAGACACAACAAAGAGATTATATGTGTAATGTGATGGATTTTCCGTTTACAAATGGGCGTAGTATGCCGCATATGAACAGCATGTTTATTGCATTTACTGCTGCGTATCTGTATTTTCCAATGTATTCCGAAGGAACAGTTAATATGTCATTGGTAATTTCAATGGCAGTTTTAATTGCAATTGAGGCAACTATTAGTTTAAAAAATAAATGTGCCAATGTTGGAGATATTATGATGGGGTGTTTGGTCGGTGCATTGTTGGGATATGGGTGGTTTTCTGTATTCGACGCTACAGGAATGAAATCACTATTATTTTTCAATGAAGTCAATAGTGATGGATATTATTGTAATAAACCGAGTGAACAACGATTTGTATGTGAGGTTTATAAAAATGGGGAGTTAATTGCCGAGCACAATCAATAAGTACGGTATGATTTTATACTACAGGTGTGCGAAATGTATGTCTATGTACATTCATAAACTGTGTCAACGACCGAACGACCCTCTTTCTACCAATTGAATCCATCATCATGTGTTCACTGCGACGGGTATCAAATGTTTGTATAAATGCATTGAATATAGCGATTGTATTTGCTCGCGTATATAATTCATCAACCTGTTCAATCGTGAATATATTATTGTTTACTCGAGTATTTACATTGTTATGGAAATTAAATAACCATATTTTGAGGTGTTCTCTCTTTGTTATTAGTTTGAAGTTTGATTTTTTAATATATTCCACGGCATGGTTACTACATGTTGGACATGGTAGTACAGAGAATAATTCACTTAATATTTTCTTGATTGATTCGCATTCACTTGTGAATATATCATCATCTACATTCTCAGCGAATGCATGTAAAAAATACCAAGTAACTGGGCCCCATCTAGATCGTGACATGGCTAAACTAAAATAGTCTTATATATTGACTTGATTAAAATATAATTTAAAAATATTATATGGATTCATTACAATATATTTTTAACGTTTGTATATAATGAATATAAATGAAGATCCGACTGTCACGGATAATATGTTTTATGCGATGTTACAAGCATCTGATACAGTAGAATCGACCGATAGTGCGATGGCAACCGATGCGATGGCAACCGATACAGTGCAAATATGTCACATAACAAACCAACCTTGTTCTCGGAATGCAATTTCCCTTGTGTGCGGACACACATTTGAATATACGGCAATATTCAGTGAATGGACAAACCAGAAGAAATTAAAGTACTTACACGCATTTAAGTCGAAGAATGCAATACCACACGAACGTATATGTCCATATTGTCGTGTCGCGAATACTGAAGTGCTTCCATTTAGAAAGATTAAAAATATATGTCGGGTGCACGGAGTAAATTCTCCTGCTAAGTATGAAATGAAAACACCGATGAAATGTGGTATTGTATATAAATCTGGTCCCAATAAAGGACATATTTGCGGACAGAACGCATATTATAATGAAGATGGTCCAAGTGAGTTGGTCGACATGTTATATTGTGTCAAACACCATGGATTAGAATTAACAAAGTATAATAAAACATTGGCAAAAATGAATTCAATTAAAAATGATGGAACAGATTCGATGTCGGCCACCATTTAACTGTATGACGATACAAAATATAATTCAAATTATATCGTCATAGTACGATCGCATTTTTACGCGAAAGAATCTGTTTTTTTCTTCGATCCACGTTTCTTCGATCCACGTTTCTTCGATCCACGTTTCTTCGAAACTGAGTTATATACTCGACGACGGGTCGTTGTCTTTGTTTTACGAATTTTAAAAGATGGACTTTTTTTCAATGGCGTCGATCGCGTCGATGGTTTGATAATTACGTTTTTTGTGTTTTCTCCTCCTGGAGTATACCGTAAAAACCATTTATGCCATTCATCAGACGACTTATCTGATCTAAGTGATTCGAACATTTGGGTTTTTTGTTGTCGCATTGATTCAAGTGTTTCCTGTTCCCCATAACAATCGAGGGTAAATCGTTTAAGAACACCCTTCTGTGCAAGACGGGCCTTTTTTTGTACATCAAACAAGAATTCAGACATACATATCAACCTACGTGTATCATAGTACTGTTTTCCTGCATATATAAATGCCAAATACATACTCAATATAGTATCTATAGTAGCAATATTGGTGGGTTTCCCACCAACACGAATGACATTGTAACTATGACATGCTAGTGGCGAATAAACAAATGCAATTGTATCACCAGAAACAGTTATTTCAATGTGTTTGGGAATAATTTCTCCAATATTAGGTCGTTCTTTCGCAACCACATTAACAATCCCGTTTGCTTTAAGGGTAGACACAACCGCCCGAACTGTTTTTTCTGGATCGACTGCAATAACATCAAAATCTGGATCGCGATGTATCTTTTGCTTCTTTTTGGTATTCATATATTTTGAATATACAGTAGATGCAAACCCACCGAAGAACACAGCACCTTCATCGATAAATACATCCCGTGTCACTTTATATATTTCCGATGTATCATTCGATTCATTTTGAAACTTTCGTTGGAATTCTACCGAATTACAATCATCACCTTTTAACGGGTAATGTTTATTCAAGAGAGAAATTCGAGTCAATACCTTTTCCCATCTACTAACATCCCCTTTGGGCCTAGATAATTCCAAATACATCCCCATCCGCAATAGATTTGGTGGTGCGTACCGTATACCATCCACGAGAATAGATTCTTTTAAAATATTCTTGAATAAGTCTGGAACCATTTGGGTAATATCGGCAACGGGCATGAAATTCACGAATACCTTATATGTTCCATAGTGAACCCCTGCTTTTGCCTCAACATCAATAAACCCCGCTTTATAATAAATATCTGCCAATTTCTTTGCATCATTCATTGCATCGGTGGAATAGAAATCATAATCGGGGAATTCTGTTGTTTTATCGTAGAATTGGGCGGATTCTGGCAAAATATTATTAATTGCTGTACCTCCATAACATACTAACCGACCATTTTTTAAAAATTTTTCTACAATACGAATCATTTTTTTTACATATGGAGTATTTATCACTCCAATATCCCTGGTCTTTTCTGCTTTGGATACTGCCCGTTTTAGAATAGACATTTCCAAATCGATAAATTCTTTATCAGTTAGTTTCATTATTGAGATTAAATATGGTAAATACAGGTATATTCGATATTTGTTCTTACCATATAGAGAGAAAAAACATAATGATGGGGATAGCTAACGTTTCATTATCTTGTATACATGAGCGATGCATTACCACCTTTGAATTTAAGTATGTTATATCTCTCTTCCAGGAAAATTAAATCATATGTATAATCATATAGTTTCCATTCTTGAGTGATTGTATCACCAATAACTGTTCCTGTTACTGGATCACATATTTGATCGTACGCACTGCTCGCACTAATCGGTGGGATAATAGTTTTTAATTCCAATTCGACTGTATTGAATCGGCTTAAATTGATAGCCCCACTTGGTTGGTAAGTATATGGATTCGTACTTAAACAATAATTATAACAATATAATCCATTTGCCGCATACCCACTGGTTCTTGAATATTTATCTATATATGCAAATACATTGGCGTCGTATTCGTTCTCTCTATATTTCCCATCAAATATAATAGCACACGACTCCATTGTGTATTTATTATTGTTTGGTCTGTATGGTCCAGTTATATACGAATTGGTGTCGATATTGGGAAGAAATTCTCCGACGATTCCTGGATCTGGATCATCGAATAATATCCACGTATCTATTCCTGGACCATCCCCTTTAGGAGCCGAAAAAAGGTCTATTGGATTATA